AGCGTAGGAGCGGCTGTATCCGAAGCAGATGAAGTTATTCAAATAGGCCCTTTAGTATTCGCAAAGGGCGCAAAAATTGACGCAGACTATCGTGGGTTTGCAGACGGAGGCCTTATGGCAGACATGAGAACGACTAAGGGCCGTGCGGTCTATCAAGACGAAGAGACAGGTGAAAATTACAGTGAGAAAAGTGTAACCTTTCAGATGGACGACGGCAGCTGGCTTACCATACCGTCCGTAGATGAGGACGGCGAACAATTTAGCCAAGAAGAACTTGAAGATTTCGTTCGCAAGAATGGCCCTGTGGATCCTGTGACGGGGGCAGACCTTCCTGTATTTAACGACGTCGAAGATGCTGAAGACTATGCTAAGCAGCGCAGCGACAGCCTTTTACCCCGAAATGATGAGATGGAGTCCGCACCGGCAGAGGATATGCCAGAAGACACTATGTCTGATACAATGGATGACGTTGCTATGATGAGTTGCGGCGGGCTAATGGGAGGCGGCATGCCCGACCTTACTATGATGTCAGGTGCAGTTCCTCCCGGTTCTCTTGAGTCCGAGGTCGCGGACGACATCCCCGCGTTCCTAAGCACAGGAGAATATGTGCTAAGTGCTGACGTAGTTCGCTGGCATGGCCTCAAGCACATTATGGATATGCGCTTTGAAGCAAAATCCGGCCTTATGTCTATGGACTATGAAGGGCAGATCGAGTCCGTCTACGACGAAGACGAGAAGCCTGAGGAAGAGTACGAAACTCCTGAAGGCAACACAGTCGAAGTTTCTGAGGTCGAGACCGAGGACACGGCGGAAGAGTTTGAGCCTTGCGAGTACTGCGACGGTGAAGGCTGTGAACAATGTATGGATTCCGACGACTACCCTACAAAAGAGGGTCAGTTTTCGTATTCTCCGGGTGTAAGTTTTGCTCTGATTAAGTAGGCACTCATGGCGACTAATAAGAAATCTACCGTAAATGCGGCCGGCAACTACACCAAGCCCACCATGCGGAAAAATTTATTTAATAGAATAAAGGCCGGGTCTAAGGGCGGAGCTGCCGGACAGTGGTCTGCCCGCAAAGCCCAGATGCTTGCTAAGCAATACAAAGAAAAGGGCGGAGGTTACAAAGACTAGTGGCAATAAAAAAATCTCAAAAGTCTCTCAAGAAATGGACTGACCAAAATTGGCGTACCAAGTCAGGGGCTAATAGCACTCAGGGCTCAAAGGCCAGCGGAGAACGCTACCTCCCAGAGAAAGCCATCAAGTCTTTATCGTCCAGTGACTATTCTTCTACAACTCGAAAGAAACGAGCTGACACCAAGGCTGGAAAGCAATTTTCTGCGCAGCCTAAAAAGATTGCCAAGAAAACTTCTAGGCACAGGTAATACCGATTGCGCGGAATGGGCTACCCGCAAAACCACCGAATTTTCGGTCTACTTTTCGGCCCCCCAAGGTGAACAAAAATGGCAAAATATCAAGGAGCATACCGCTCCGAAGAAGACGTGGCTTTAGAAGATTCAACGGAAGCCCCGGTAGAGGCATCTCCTGTAGCGAACGCTTCTGAAGATGACACGTTTAAAAAACGATACGGTGATTTGCGTCGACATATGCAGAGCTCTCTGTCGGAGAAGGATCAAGAACTCAATAAGCTTAGAGGCCAACTAGACCAAGCTACTAAGTCGCAGATTAGATTTCCAAAGAGTGAAGATGAAGTGGCGGAATGGGTTTCTAAATACCCCGACGTTGCAAAAATTATCGACACCATTGCCCAGAAGCGAGTCCTTGAAGGGCAGCAAATGCTCCAAAAGGATATGGGAAAGATTAAAGAGCTCGAGAATAAGCTTGATAAAGAGAGGGCCGAAAAGGCGCTTCGGGACGAGCACCCTGATTTTGATAAGATTAGGGCAAGTCGGGACTTCCATGATTGGGTTGCCTTACAGCCCGCTTCTATCCAAGACGCCTTGTACAAGAACAGCACAGACGCGGTCTTAGCCTCTCGTTGCATCGACTTGTACAAAGCAGACAAGAGCAAACGTAAGGGTAGCAACAGTTCGGCGGCCCAATCCGTGGGCAGAACGTCGTCAGCCTCTCCCAACCTCGGAAAGACAAAGTTTACGGAAACGGCGGTCTCCAAGATGTCGACCGCTGAATATGAAAAGAATGAAGGTGCCATACTCCAATCCATGAGAGACGGCACTTTTGAGTACGACTTGAGCGCAGGGGCTCGCTAGGGGCTTGTAGTAACACTTACTAGTGTGTTATAACTACAGCATCTAGTGACATTCTTGCTCACTTAGCAGAGCCCCTCAAAGGCTACCTCTGCACAACAATTTCAGAAAATTTAGTCCTAAAAGACCTGATTTCAAAGGCCCTTTAGCTGGGAATTCCTGCGGTCGGTACCGAACAACCCAACGGATTTTCCAGCTTTAGACACCCCCCGAAATGCAGCCCTTAGTGTACAGAAATTATTCTGGCTCAAAAAACCTCAGCACATCTAAGTGCTTGTTTTCACAGTCAAAGGAATAAGATTATGGCATTCCCCAAAGCCTCGGGCTACAACAACCTTCCAAACGGAAACTTCAGCCCAGTTATATATTCACAGAAGGTACAAAAGTCCTTCCGTAACTCTTCTGTAGTAGAAGATATCAGCAACACCGATTACATGGGTGAGATTGACAGCTTCGGCGATTCAGTCCGTATCATTAAAGAGCCTGAGATCACAGTAAGTAACTACAATCGTGGTACTACAGTGGCCGCTCAAGACCTTAGTGACGCTGACTTCAGCCTCGTTGTTGACCAGTCTAACTACTTCATGTTCAAGATGGACGACATTGAGGCTGCTCACAGCCATGTAAACTTTATGGATCTCGCTACTGATCGTGCGGCTTACCGCCTACGTGACGAGTTTGATGCTGAGGTTCTAGGTTACATGTCAGGCTTCGAAAAGAATGCTGGCGGTACTTGGATTCGTCGCACTGCAACTAACGGCACAAAGGCAGACGCAGCAGCTGATGTCGATGAATTGCTGGCAGCTAACAAGCTGGACATAACTTCGTTCGGCGGCACAGACATCGGCGCAGACGCTGAGATTACTTCGATTCCAGTAGCTGCAGGTGGCGGCGCGGGTGGCATTACATCTCCTCTCGCTGTCCTAAACCGTATGGCTCGCCAGATGGATCAGGCTAACGTAGACACAGAAGGTCGTTGGTTCGTAGCCGACCCCGTCTTCTACGAAATCCTGATGGATGAAGATAGCAAGTTCGTGAACAATGACTTCGCAGGTGGCCAAGACGCCGGTGACATCATTCGCAACGGACGTATGGGCTCGGGTTTGATCCGAGGCTTCCGTGTGTATAAGTCTAACAACCTTCCGTATGTTGGTACTGGCGCAGGCGTGGCCTCATCAGTGGGTTCAGAAGGTAACTTTGGCATCCTATGCGCGGGCCATGACTCAGCAATTGCGACTGCTCAGCAGATCAACAAAACTGAGTCTTATCGTGACCCTAACAGCTTCGCTGATATTGTTCGTGGTATGCAACTCTATGGCCGCAAAATCTTGCGTCCTGAGGCGTTGTTCACTGCCGCTTATAACATAGCTTAGTGATAAAATGGGGAGGCTCCTTTCGGGGGGCCTTCCCTTTTGCTTGGGGATTCAATGAGTTCATTTATAGAATTAACCAATCGTTTACTTCGCCGTATCAACGAGGTGGAGATAAGCCCTGCAGATTTTGCCAATACTCGAGGCGTCCAGTCTCTGGCGAAAGATGCGGTAAAAGCTTCTATAGCTCGTATAAATCAAGCAGAATTTGAATGGCCCTTTAATGCGGTAGCGCATACTCAGACGTTAGAAGCAGGCCGCGAAGAATATTCATGGCCCCAATACTTCAAAGTGGCCGATTGGAACAGTTTCCAATTAAAAAAAGACGACGAACTAAACACCACGAATACAAAATTAAATTTTATTTCGCGGGATCTTTGGTATCGAGATTACAGAGATGCCGACGATGATGCTGGGCTTGCTGGGGTAAGCGCCCCTGTTTATGTTTTCCAATCCCATGGAAATGGCTATGGCGTCACACCGTCCCCGGACAAAGCGTACACAATACAATTTAGATACTATTTTAATTTCACTGAATTGACGAATAGTTACGACGAAACTCGCATCCCTTCGACATACGATCACGTCATCATCGATGGGGCTTTGTACCACATGTACCTATATCGTGATAACACCGAGTCCGCTGGGATTACGCTGCAAGTCTTCCAGCAAGGCGTGAAAGAGATGCAAAGTGTACTTATAAATCAGTACGACCGTATTCGAGACACCCGGCTTTCTAGGGTCGTTAGGGCAAAGTTCTAATGCCGGATAAGGTAGAATCCTTTAAAGTAGTGTGTTCGGGTGGATTAAACTCCAACGAAAATCACCTACAGCTTTCTCAAGATCTTCCGGGCTCAGCTACCCGGCTAGTTAATTTTGAGGTAAGTTTATACGGCGGCTATCGTCGTGTAGAAGGCTTTGAAAAATATGATGCGTATAACCCCGAAGTAGACCCTGTAGATGCTGAGGGCGCAGTGACGTCTATAACCTTTTTTAGGAATGACTCGACCTACGCCACAGACATAATAGCCACTCGAGGTGTCAAGAAATTCTCTTTTGAAGCTACTGCAGGCCAGACAACATTCAGTGGCGTGGACAGTAACAGCAGGACTCTAGACCTTCCGTTTACCTCCAGCGTGTCGGTATACGTTAACGGAGTTCGTAAATATCTAGCGATAGATTTCACTACCACAGGCACTAGCATCACTTTAAATGTGGGGGCGGTTGAAGGCGACACAGTAGCCATAGACCCACACGAGTACTCCTTCTATAGATACTCTTATAGCGGCTGGCAGAAATATACTCTTCCTTCAGGCTACCGAAGAAAGTCTATCTTAGGCATTAACCCAGTTAAAAAAGTCCGCTCTGTGACCTTTGACTTTGGGTCGGGCTCGTTAGCAGCGTTTGTGGACGGTGCAAATAAAGCATTAATTTTTGACGGAACTACTTGGTCACAAATTTCATCTGCGGGCGCAGGAAACCAATCTGATGCAGGAGGCCCTTCAGCCTTAGATAATCCTGCAATTGTGGACGTTTTTGAAAATCATTTATTCTTAAGCGGAGACGTTTTTAGTGATAGCGTCATAGCCCACTCAGCTCCGTTAGACCCATTTGATTTTTCGACGGCGAATGGCGCAGGACAGCTTACAATGGGCTTTCCTGTAGTTCAGTTTAAAGGCTTTAGAGACAACCTTTTTGTCTTTGCAGAAAATGGAATTAAGAAGGTAAGTGCTGATCTGACCGCAGGGTTTGTCTCAGAGTCCGTCACGAATAATGTGGGCTGCATTGCGCGGGACAGCGTCTTTGAAATTGGGGGCGATCTAATATTTCTAGCTCCAGATGGCTTACGCCCTGTTGCTGGAACAAGCCGCATTGGAGACGTCGAACTAGAGACAATATCTAAGTCCGTACAGCAGCTCCTTAAAGACTATTCCCAAGACTATGACTTAGAGGAATTAAGTGGGGTTGTTGTCAGGTCGAAGTCACAGATCCGCTATTTTGTAGGCGGTTCTAGTGTTGCGACGGCAGACAGCCCCGGAGTCGTAGGCGGCCTAAGGTCTGCTGACCAAAGACTGGGTTGGGAATTTGGTGAGCTCTTAGGCATTCGAGCAAGTTGTTGTGCCAGTTCCTACGTGAACGGTCAGGAGCTTGTGCTTCATGGGGATTACGACGGTTGCGTATACCGCCAAGAGACCGGGACTACCTTTAACGGAGCTAATATACTCAGTGTCTACTCTACTCCGTTCTTTGACTTTGGTGATACAGAAGTTCGAAAATCTGTGCGCAAGATCAACACCTTCATCCGGGCGGAGGGCCCTATCGAAGTTAACCTTTCTATAAAGTATGACTGGAATGATCCTGCCGTGGCTCAACCGGCGAGCTACACTGAAATTTCTGCAGGGGCACCCGTGGTCTACAAGGGCCGTAATGTTTCTTATGGAAGCGCCGGCATCATCTACGGCGGTAGTGAGAAGCCTATTATGCAGACTTCCGTGCAAGGTTCTGGCTACGCAGCACAGTTAAATTTTGTGGCTTTGGGGGACTTTAGGCCTTTCTCTATACAAGGCCTTGTAATTGAATTTTCGACGGCGGGACGACTTTAATGGCAGGATATACGAGACAGAGTGTTGCCGATATAATTAATGGTCAGAGTATTACTGCGCCACCATTAAACTCGGAATTTAATCAACTAGCGGCTGCCTTTGAGGCTACGTCTGGACACATGCATACTGGCGGCACGGGTGACGCTCCCCTTATCCCCATAGCAATAAGTGTTTCTGGATACTTAGGCCCGGACAATGGTGGTGTCGGCGGCAAGAATAACGTAACTGCAACGACAGACCCCTCTGTAATTATGGACGCAGCTGAGGGCTACGCCCCCGGTTCAGTTTGGATTAATAGCGTTTCTCAGCGGGTATTCGTTTGTACCAATAACTCTGCGGGTAACGCACAGTGGTCAGAGACGATGTTGGTTTACCCCAACAATGTAGTGACTCCCAAAGTAACGAACACTGTAGACCTCGGTACTCCAGCTAAAAGATATAAGAATATTCAGATTGATGGTGTAGGTTATATTGATACCGTCAATGCAGATAACATTAATGTCACGGCTAACCTAGATGTTAATGGGCTTTTAGACGTTGTTAATGTCTCTGCTACAGGAACTGCCTCCCTTGGTACTTCTGTAACTATTGGCGGAGGTGCGATTGAGAACACCGCCATCGGCCAGACCACAGCCAACGGCATTCGTGGTACGGTTGTACAAGCAACTACGGGCTTTACCGGAAACCTAACAGGTGCCGTAACAGGCAACGTGACGGGTAATGTTGCAGGTAACGTAACAGGAACCGTCACAGGTGGATTGACAGGTAACGTGACTGCGGTCACAGGTTCGTCGGCGTTTAATAATGTCGAAATATCGGGTGCCTTGAACATGGACGCCTCCACAGGGGCGACGATTACTAACTTAAGTAATCCTGTAAATCCTCTGGACGCCGCCACAAAGCAGTACGTAGACACGGCGGTAGGTAATGTTATTGACGCAGCCCCGGCTGCTCTAGACACTCTTAATGAGTTAGCTGCTGCTCTCAATGACGATGCTAACTACGCAGCTACTGTGTCGACTTCCATCGCTGCTAAAGTTCACAAGACCGGCGACAGTATGACTGGTGCGCTGAACATGACTAGTAACAAGATTACTAGCCTCGGCACTCCTACAGCTAACTCTGATGCAAGCAATAAGTCTTATGTAGATCAACAAGACGCTCTTCAGGTTAGTAAGACTGGCGATACTATGACTGGCATACTAGATATGTCTGCTAACCGTATTGTCGACGTCGCCAGTCCCGCCGCTACGAATGATGCAGCAAATAAAGCCTACGTAGACTCTATCCTAGGCTCTGCCACTGGGGCAGCCGCTTCTGCGGCCCAAGCCTCCTCTAGTCAAGCGGCTGCAGCTACATCAGCAAATTTAGCAAGCTCATCGGCCAGCAATGCGGCCTCGTCTGCAACCTCGGCGTCCAACTCTTTAAGCACATTCCAAGACCTATTTTTAGGCTCGTACAATGCAGCGCCATCAACTTCTGGTGTATCCGCTGGAGCGATATACTACAACACGACTAACCAGAGTTTGTATCTTCTCTCAGGGGGAGCGTGGGTCAGCGCAGTATTTGATACTGCAGGGGCAATGTTTGGCTCAAATAACTTGGCAGATGTCTCAGATTCTGCTACAGCTAGGACTAATCTTGATGTCCCCTCTACCTCAGAGGCACTGTCAGTAGCTAATGACCTAAGTGATCTATCAAACCCAGTAACTGCCCGGACTAATCTAGGCGTTTCAATTGGGACTGATGTACAAGCGTACGACGCTAATTTAACAACTTTTGCTACTACGTTTAACCTACCTGTAGCCGACGGCGACGCAAATAACGTCCTGAAAACTGATGGTGCAGGAAACATAGTATTCGGAGCTGCTGCAGCCGGCGGGGGCTCTGCCGCTGCGTACGTAGTAGCGGACGCTTCCTTAGCAGACTATGTCTATAAGACGTATGAGTTAACACAAAATAATCTCGAAATCACAGGTACTTGGCAAGCATTTGCAGATTCGGCTATACTGCATGTGACGGAAACAGAGACAATTTCTTCGGATGGAAATTACTTCGAGACAAGTACGACTTTGTCCGGAGACCATGCGTTCTACCAAATTCTTTATGTCGCAGACTCCGCCACTCTCACTATCCCTTCGACGCGAACCGTTCACGGCGTTGCAGACAGCCCAGTGGCAGGTCAGACGAATGATAAATTCCAGTCGACCGGGCGTCTAATGTACTTCGGCTTAATATAAGAGGCAATAATCATGGCGGGCAGAACGTCTACTATACTTACACCTAACTCAGCTCAGAATCTGTACACTAATGACACTGGCGGGGCAGTTGTCTGCACGGTCACTGGTGTATCGACTGTGACTACTGAGAACCCTCCATTCTCTTTAAAATTAAGCACTGATAATGCTGTTGCGCTAAACTTCTCACAGGACGTCTTTACCGCGCCTGCGACTTATGCAGATAATTGTATAAGCATAGATAAGCCTAATGGCGGATATTACCCTTTCTACAGTCCTGCTACTGGGATGGGACAAATCGGAGATTCCTCCGGTGTGTCTTACGCAACAACCAGCAGTAGCAATAATTATACTCAAAAGTACAATATGTATTTAGAGCCGTACATGCTGACAGACCCTTCTGAATATGGAAATCCCGCCGGGGAATGTCGGTTTGCGGGCTTCCACACTAATAATGTTTATTATATTAAAGACATACGAGATAATTTAGCAAATATGCCGGATTATTTTAACGGCGCTAGTAATTATATGCAGGCCAATGCCGACTACACTCAAGGCATAACTTACGGGAATCGCACGGCTGTCACAGACCCCCACACGGGTATATGGATGTCTTGGCACGGCAACGCTTACATGAGCTGTGGTAGGTACAGCACAACTGAAGGGAGTCAGCAGGGCAACCGAAGTTCCGATTCTTTCTACTATCAGCGCACCGGCTCTTCCCACGATCCCTATAATTACTTTAACAATACTAATAACTCGCCGTTTGCTTCTGCTGACGGCGGGGTCATAGTAAATAACTTTATGACTCCGAGTAATACTGCGCTGGCAAACGTATTCATAATCCCTGTCCGTTCCATATTCCCCGGCGGGGCTCTGCCCAGCGCTAAGTTTACTGATGCTCCTATCGACAATACCCAATGGAGCAATTTCATTAATACCACGGGTGACATGGCTTGTTTCTTCGAGGTAGAAGCAAACAGTTTTCAATGGATGAAGTATAATAAAAAATTAGATTTGTATTACTTCTGCTTTAAAGGTGCCGACGAAGCAAGTTCAGGTATCTATTCTTTCACATGGCAGCAAATGGCGTTCGCCTCTAACTCGACAAATGCAGCGTATGGACTTACCGGAACAGGGCCGTGGGGCGAAAGCCCGTTCACTTTTAGTGGAGCCTCTACGTGGAAACGTGTGGCCAATTACCCCCTTACCGATACCACCGCCGAAATGTCTATACCCGCGAAGATAGGCCCCAACCTATGGGTGTCATATAATAGTTCAACTGGATACTACTCAACTGATTTAATTACATGGACTTCTGAGTCAAATTATTTTGGCCCAACTCTTTCAGAGTTTAACATTGTAGAACAAGACGCATTTTCAAATAATTACTACGGGTCAGCGGGTTCCGCGGTAATTAAACAGGCTAAAACAGGATTTGATGGGATTTTAGCCGGTGATTTGGAAAAAGAAACTCCGATAGGAAATTACTCCAGAAATGGAATTGTGCTTTCAAAGGGCGACTCTATTTACGCAGAGAACTTATCCAAGACTGCTTCTATTTCCACTAATGTAATGTTCGCGGAGATTTAAAGTGCCTAGAGTAATCACCTTAAATAGTGCCTCTGGGGCCGCCTCGTCCAGTGCAGGGGGCTTGAGTGAAGCCGACGTAGAGAACATAGTCTCTAAAAACTCAGAGTTCGTAGTAGACAGAGTTTTTGATTATGGAGCAGACGCCCCGGATACCGAGATACCCATCGTTCCTAGCCTGAATAACGATACGGTGATGGGTTATAAGATTGTCATGCAAAATTTATCTCAAGGCTCTTACTCAAAGCTGGCGCTTTTATTTACGGACGCGTCAGGAGCTATTAAAAGTACCGCCGGCGGCGGTGCACTACATTATCATCAGGGCACGACCGTATCAAAAACAAACTTTACCTTTTCTGGCGGCAGGATGCCCCTAGGGAACCAAGCCAATGATTTGGATGTCAATGCCGGCCACGGTTTGCACTCATTGGAGATTTACTTCAATCCACCTGATGCGCCGAATGGGGGTCAAAATTACTTTACCTATCGGTATTACGTGACGCCAGCACAGTACAACAACTCGAATATGTCCCACAGTTATTTTGCCACCGGGTACCTAGGCAGCGACTTTCAGGGACTAAAAATAGGAAGCCAGAGCGGCAATCCCTTCGTACCGGGCTACTACGGATCTAGTCAAATTTACGTGTATAAAAAACTTCGCCTCCCCGCGACTTCAACCTAAACTAAGGAAATATTGCAATGTCTAAGATTATTGTAGACCAGATACAAAAGAACGGCGGGGACGTACTGACTCTGCCTACCACGGATGCTACCGCTAATAATCAGCCTTTAGTAGGCTCGACTTCAGGCGTACTGTCGCATTCTCCCTTAGCCCTGCCTGCTGCGGACGGGACGGCTAACCGTCCTGTAACTACAGACGGCTCTGCCCAATTGCAGTTTGGTGCTTTCAGTCTTCCCACATCTACGGGAACTAACGGGCTGGTACTGGCAAGTGATGGCGCTGGAGGTACCGACTGGGCGCCTCCCCCCGCGTCCCATGCTCCCGACACTGACTCAAACATTCTAATTGGATCCGTGGTTACCTCTACTGGCCAAGACAACTCTTACAGCACAGGCGATTGGAGCTCTTCCGGCCCTTGGACGACGTATAATCATTCCCAAATGTTTAGCACCTCCACTTCCAAAATCCAAGGGTGGAATATGTTTCTTGGGGACGGCTACCCTGACGGAACTAGCCAAATTATGTATGCTGATAATACTGGCATCGATAAACAAAGACAGAAGCAATATGCGATTAATCAGCGCATGGGCCACGTTTGGAGAGATAATTACTACAATGATAATAGCACCTCTTACGGCGGCCTTACTTGGCGCTGCATGCCCATACGCAATGCTTCAACCTCCTCCAAAACTATTACAGTTTACGGCTACGCTTCCTCATACACTACCTACAGTAGCGCCGCTATGGGCTATTATACACCTACAGGGACTGGCTCTAAATACAGTGAAGTGACAGGTGGTGCTTGGACTCAAATTGCGTCTTACTCATCCAACGATACTCAATATCAAATGAGTGGAGCCATCACAATTCCAGCCGAGACTACTATCCTAGTTTTCTTGAATTCCGCGAAAGCCTATAAGACGACGTACAGGTTCGTAGACACAAATATGTTCTTCAATCTGCAAACTACTTTCTCAGACCCGGACATACACTGTGATCTAAAAATGCTTAACACTTTGGCTGAAGCTCGTTGTACTCATACTGCGTACACGACGGCATCTACTTATCACATATACGACCACTGCGCCGCACTCTATGGAGACCGATAACATGTACGCTAAATTTAATTCACGAGGTCGTGTTGAGGCGACTACACAACAACCTACAGACGGATTTGTAGAGATAGAGCCCGGTCTTTTGGCAAACGGCATTTTAGAAAGTGACGGCACTATCCGAGAGGCTACTGAGGAAGAGCTGGCGGCAGACCTGCTAGCCTTCCAGACTGAAGCGGATAGTCTGAAGAATCGAAATATTCGCAATAGTCTGCTATCGCAATGCGATTGGGTGGTGACTAAGGCTCTTGAGTCAGGGGCAGCAGTCTCTGACGAGTGGGCTGACTATCGCGAAGACTTGCGAGATCTCCCTAATCACGAGAATTGGCCGTTTCTAGAGGCCGAGGACTGGCCTACTAGCCCGTAGATAAGGTGACGCCATGAATGATGAAGAAGTACGCAGGCTCATCACTGAGGCAGCTGAGCGAGGGGCCAAGAAGGCCCTTCGTGAGATTGGACTTCATGACGAAGACGCACTTGATGACGTTCGAGAAATTCGAGGGTTGCTTGATGCGTGGCGCGAGACCAAACGAACAGTAGGTCAAACAGTCGCTCGTCTTTTAACCACAGCAATCCTTACTGCGCTTGCCGCAGGCATCTGGATGAACTGGGGCGATAAATAATACTCTTTACCAACCTGTTAGGTTTATGACTGCTGACCCTAAGGTGGTTTTGGGTATGCTGTAAATTATCAGCCTACGAAGCAAATATTAACACACGGGCCTCAAGAGATCCTCTGGCTTCGTACCAAAGACTCTAGTCCGAAGACTCACAGAGGTAAAACCATGGGTTTATTTAAGAAAAAAACAACTAACGTAACTAACACAGGCTTAGGCGATAGTCAGTTCAGTACACTTAATGCCACAGGAAACACGCTAAAATCTGGCCAGCAAACTCTTTCAGATGGCCAAATTACTTTAGCGAATAATCAATCTGCCATAGCGGGAGGAGTTGATAACGTATACGACGGCATAAGTGCCCTCGACAATAATGTCACTTCAGGCTTCTCGAGCCTAGGTGATGCTAATACTGCCCAGAATAACCTGATTAATACCGGGTTTAATAGTCTTACAAATATTGGTAACAGAACTAACACGCAGCTCGACAACATAACTGCTGCGGGCGAAAGATTTGCGGGTTCTGTTCAGAATAATTTTGATGGAGTAAATTCAAATCTTAACACCGTAAATAATAACGTCGGTGGCGTGAATACCAATGTTAATAGAGTAGGTACTAATTTAGACACCGGCTTCTCCAACCTCGAAGGACAGTACAATACGCTGTCCGACAATTACTCTAATCTTGAAAATCAGAATACTGCACTTCAAGACAGCCTCAGCTCCCTACAGTCAGCCTATGGCAATGCTCAGGCCGAGATCGCCGGGTTGGGCGGTCAGCTATCCGGAATAGGTGGCCAAATAACTGGGCTGGAAGGGTCTAACCAAGGTCGGTACGACAACTTATCCGGGCAAATGACTACAGGATTTGATGGTGTAGGTACCCGGTTAGACGGTGTAGGCACCCGGTTAGACAGTGGGTTTGCTGGTGTGAATACAGGCCTCGAAAACTTAACGGGTACTGTTAACAATAGATCAGATGGCATACTAGAAAACCAAAACACAGGGTTTAGTAACTTACAGAC